TAAACACGCCGATTCCATCAGTTGTTCCAGCTGCATTTGCTGTACTCAATCCCTTGGGACGAATTGTTGAGATGTCGAAACCAACGCCACCTCGTCGCTTCATGATCTGAGCCTGTTCTTGATCAGCAAATAGAATTCCACCATAAGAATCCTGCGGCGAATCGATCACGAAGCAGTTAGACAACGATTGTAATTTATAGTCGTTTCCAATTGCAGACATCGGCGAACCTTGAGGAACGACAGGTCCAAGGCCGCGTGATTCTTTAGCCAGCTCCTCAAGAGACATCACTGCTCTTTTTGAGACGTCGATATGTTCGACGTCGGCAAGAAGACAAAAGATTTCTTTTTCGGACATGGGATTGGGATACTTCGTTTCGATGCGAGCAAACTCTCTAGCAAGTCTGCGATGCATGTCTGAAGGCGTCGATTCGAGTAAATCGCCTCGTGAATTTCGTAAAGCGTACTTATCGATAAACACGCTTGCAGCTAATTCATCGCCATTAAAATACTTCAATGATGCCGTAAAGGCCTCGTCACGAGTAAATGTATCCATGTATTTCTCCAGATAACAAACGGTTAGATAACTATAACTCAATGTCCAGTAGGAGTCGATGAATTTACATTATCATCGTGATGTTCTTTACGAGTAGTAAAATCGTTTTTTAATTCTCGCCACTTAGCTCGTAATGCTTGTTTTTGCGCTGCATCATCTTCTAATTTATTTTCTTCCATGCTACCAGCTTGTCCTGCGATTTCAAAATTACTACGTGCAGTATCGACTTTAACCGGAAAAACTAATCCATCACGACCAGCTCTATTTTTCGCTACGAAAAGTCTACCCCAGCCTGTTGCCTTTTCGTGAGACTTACGAGAAATAGAAAGAACAACGTCGGCGACCATCGCTTTACCATACGCTTCTGACATATTACTAAGATCTACGATGTCGCTATTCGATCCTTCTTTATTCGATTGGGAAGCTGTCCATACTGGAATACCTTTCTCCGACGCAAAACCTCTAAGCTCTTCATAAATTAATCTAAGCTCGTGGCGCAATGAATCGTATTGCCGTGTAGACCTCATAATGTCGGCGTAATCTATAACAATCAAATCTGGTTTGAATCCTTTTACATCCAGACGCTCGATGTGAGAACGTACGGTGTAAATCGATGCTGTGTTAGTTGGAAATTCCTTGATAATTAATCTACCAAGTTTCATCTCTTTATACTTCTCAAGTACTTCGTCTTTTCGATCTATGACTTGGTTAGATTCCATATCGCATAGATTTGAATCGTATCTTACACCAACAGCAGTTTCTGAAAGCTCAAAAGTATAGTGTAAAACATTTTTACCTTGTTTCAATGCGTTAGCACCGAGCATCGTAAGAAAATGAGACTTACCTACACCTGTTGCTGCGACAATAACGCCGATTTCTCCTGCTCCTAAACCTCCATTAAGGATTTCCTTGCGATCTAGTTCATCGAGACCAGTCGCAACGCAATTACGCTGCAGTCTCGTGAACCTCGCCTCAAAATCAGTAAAGAAGTCGTGACCAAGGGCCGGCGCCGTACCGACGAGGACAGCCTTACGAATCTCTTCGACGATTGACTCGTACTTCTCTGCCTGCATCTGATCGACTGCGTTCTCCAGCGCAGCCTTGAGGGCCTGCTTTCGGCAGAAGTCAAGGGATTTTTCGCGAACAAATTGTAAATCTCCTGGATCGGGGTTTGCCTTCATCCTCTGGAGATATTCAATAATTTGATCTCTTAAGATCGTATCTGTCCCAACTTTAAGATCATCTCGTATAATCGTGACGAGAAGCTGAAGTGTTGGAAAAACTTTGTACTTTTTTGAATATGAAAAATAACGATCTGCAAGAAACTGTAAGTACTTCAACTCGAAGTAAGAAGATTCAAATACTTCCATCATCTGTTCTGCAAACTTTGCGTCAGATAGCAAAGCTTGCATAATCTTTTCTTGAAAAGATTTACCGTACGTACCGAACGTAACTTTCGTATTCATTTTGTTTTCATTATCTAACATCGTGTTCGTTCTCTCGTTGTTTTGACGATCCAAGTCCGTCTACACATCTAAAAGCGTAAAAAAAAGTTTCGGTATCGAAATCATTGATACCTTCTTTTACTAGGGCCTTGATAAGGCCGATTCTATCTATACGAGGACTGAATGTATCGATGACGTGTTGTACTCTAGATATCTGGTCTCCTGACAACATACTACCGTCAAGATGCACGAGACGCCAATTCCGCTTAAGGTCATGTTCACTCTCCAAGACGCGTCGATAAATACTCGATTCGGAAGAGTGAGCCTGACAAAAATCGACTATCTCTTGCAAAAGAATTTCTACATCATTTCCCAACATCGGAAATTTTGTAGCAGCAGTTTTGAAACCTACACCTTTGATCCCTGGTACATTATCTCCTACATCGCCGCATAGCGCTTTCGCCAAAGCAAAATTGTGAGTTTTTATTCTGTATTCTTCAAAAATATCTTCTGCGGTGAGTATCAATTTTTTGTGAAGAGAATATATCTTGGTTTTATCATCCAATAATTGATACATGTCCTTGTCAGAAGAAACGATAACTTTATCTTCGTTTCTAAAAGGTCCTTCACATAAAAAAGCGACGACGTCATCTCCTTCGCAATCCGAAACATAAATTTGACAGACAGGAACCGATTTCAACATATTAAGCAATGAAACTAATTGATGCTTTTTGTTTTCTTCTGACTCAGGAATATCCTCTCCATAAAACCTATTCAACTTTTGCGCTTTACGTCCCATCTTATATTGAGGATATAATTGTCGACGACGTTGCGATCCGCCGCCTTCCCACGCTATATAAACACCTCTCGGTTGAATTTCCATAATAATTCTACCAAGCGTCTTCATAAACCCAACGCAACCACCCATTTGATAACCGTGGGCAGACATCGTTGGATAAGCGGCCCAAGATCTAATAAAAAGATTAACACCGTCTACGATCAGTATTGGTCGATCAGTCATTAAACACCAGTACTTCCAAGTCCACCTTCTCCACGAACAGTCGTTTCAATTAATTCTGCTTTTTGGAAGATGGCTTGAAAAATAGGGAAAAATAAAAGTTGTGCAATCCTATCGCCTTTTTTAACAATAAATTCTTCCTTACCTGCATTATGAAGAATGACCTTCACCTCCCCACGGTAATCAGTATCAATTAACCCTGGGTCATTTAGCACTTGGATACCATTCTTTGCCGCTAGACCTGAGCGAGAACAAACCATTGCACCAAACCCATTTGGAATTTCAAGCTTGATCCCAGTACCGACAACGATCCTTGATCCAGGTGGAATGACAACATCATCAGTCGACTTTAAATCGCAAGCCGCAGAACCGGGTGTTTGATATTTCGGTATTTGAGAATTATCATCAGTTAAGACTTTTACCCAAATAGGATTTGTGAAGCGCTCACTCATCTCCGTCTCCATCGTCTGTAACGTTATCGTCGAGCTCTGTAGAGTCAACAGCGGGGCCCGAAGTCATAGTTAACGCTGCATCAATAACCTCCATGATAAATGGACCATGCGCTGAATCCTTCATCAAGGCACCAAACTCCGACTTATAAAACTTTTTCTCTACGACGACCTCTCCAGTCTTCTCATTGACGACGCTAAGTTCCTTCCAGGCACCTTCACCAGAGATATTAATAGCAAGACCTTTTCTCTTCACTAAACCATTCTCCTTGCAGTGAGCCCTACATTCGTCAAAGAGATATTCATCCTCTACGATGCCTTTACCAAAGATGATATCAAACTCACATTTGCGAAAAGGTGGCGCGACCTTATTCTTTTTAATAGTCACCGTGGTATGAATACCAACAGGCATACCGTTCTTGTCTTTCACTTGGTTTCCACTACCAAGTCGAATACGAACAGAAGAATGAAACGGAATAGCTCTACCACCGGGCGTAGTCAGTGGATCGCCGTGCATCACACCGATATTGTCTCTAATCTGATTGAGACAGAGCAAGGTAACGTTGTTCTGACCGATTACGCCAGTAATCTTACGCATGCCCTTCGAAATTGCGCGAGCTTGAAGACCGATAGAATTCTGCTCATATTCTCCATCGAGCTCGGCCTTGGGTGAAGTTGCTGCGACCGAGTCCCAGATGACGAGAATAGGAACGTTCTTTTCGATGATTTGCTTCGCCTTGAGAATGGTCGACTCGATAATGGAGAAGACCTCTTCGGTACAATGAGAATCGCAATAAACAAATCGCTTACGAACGTCGATGCCCATGTCAGCCAGTTTCTGAACGGGAGTGGCGTTTTCGGTATCGATGTAAACGACGAGACCACCCATCTTCTGCGCGACCTCGGCGGCATGATAAGCCAGGTGCGACTTTCCTGAAGAAGGTAAACCAGAGATCTCGATAATACGACCCTCAGGATATCCACCACCGAGAGCATTCTTGATAGCGTAGTTCAACTGAATTGAACCTGTATCGATCCAGCGCTTAACAATCGTTGGTGCATCCATCTCCGACAAGTTAAAAGCGATTCGCGTGCCAAATTCCTTGTTGATGGAGGAAATGAGGTCCCTCATCATATTGTCGACTTCGTTCTTCTTCGGAGTTGATTCTTCTACTGATTTTGCCTTTGCCATGTGTCTATTATCCTCTTCATAGGGCACATAGTACAAACGCCGGAAACCTATTTGATTCCCGGCGTTTGCGTCTCAAATTGACGTCACTCGTCGCCCATCAAGTCGGCGAATGCGTCGTCCAGCGACTGTTTCTTAACAGGAGCAGCATCATCGTCGGCTTTCTTTGATTTCTTCGCCGGCGTAGTCGCCTTCACTTCTGCAACGAGGTCGTCGAGAGCATCGCTAGTCGGAGCAGGACCCCTAGTTGTAGGAGGAGCAGAGATATCCTCTGTCGCGCCTCCGTTCAACCAATTATTAAGGACAGCCTCGATCTCTTGCGTCGACTTGAGGCGATACATGTCGTCGAGGCTCGGGATTGCGTTGAGCCAACCCTCCGACGTCTTTGAATCCTCGTGCAGCTTCGTGGGCCGACGAGCCGGATCGACGGTCGTGTCGTTGAACTGCTTGCCTGGTTGCTTCGTGATCGAAACCTTCAAGTCGAAGCCCTCCGTCGGAGAGAGGATGTCGCCGACCTCCTCGTCGAGGAAGAAGCCAAGCATTCGTTGGTAGACTAGCTTGCCGAAGCTCCAGATCTGGACGCCTTTGTCCTCCTCACCGCGGAC